AATCACAGCTAAGGAAAAAGACGCCAAATAGTCGCTGGGGAGGGCTAAGTAATAGTCGCCGTTGGTAAAGTTACCGATGACGTTTTTACGGATAGCAGGGATCTGAACGGCGTTATACACCCGCTCTTCGCAGAGCTGCACAAAGTTAGGTATGTTGTAGACAAAGAGTTGCTCTGTCGACTCGGCGTAACTTTGGATTGCTTCAGATAACTGCTGGTAGTTCATTAGCCCATCTTCCCGCTAATTTTGCGACCTTTTGTTGCAGCGCCATAACCACGCATTACGCCAACACCGTAGGGGTTTTCCTTAGCGTAATTACCCTTGCTAACACCACCAACAGACATGTTCATTGTGTCCATTACTTTGGCACCGGTAATATACCCACTATACGTATCTACGTTAGTAGCCCCGCCTTGCATATTGTGTGGTTGAGCATAGACTTCGGCAGCGCCTACTTCTTTGCCCATTACTTTTTTGGAAAATTTAGCCATTATCGACCTCTCTGATTAGCAATACGAGCCATGTTGCGACCCATAGACTTCATGTTCTTATTTAAAGAACTTTTATTAGCCTTTGGGCCTTTATCAATGATATGTTTACCATCGTTTGGGTATACCTTAGCGTCGGTTTTACCCGTTTTGGTGATTCCGTCTGCGCCTTTTTTATACATTTTCAACTCCTTAAGTTGTCGTTACCGTTACTGTACCAAGTACTACTGCTGGTGCCAAGTCATTTGGGGTTAATCCTGCATCTGGACCTCTAGCACCACCTACGGGATTCCAGCCCCACTGAATAATCCTGCTACCCATTTCTGCATATCCAAACCCATCTGGACCTTCTCCAGTTAAGTTAATTTGCAACCCACTTTGCCCTGACACAAAATAACTAACATCTGGTCTAGGCTCACGTACGGCTTGCGGATCATTAACTGGATACAAACCTAAAGATAACTGTGGCTGATCTGGATCCCAGCAGGCTTTACATACCTTAACCTGATATGGCTTAGTTTTTAATATCTGTATCCGCAGCTCCTTAAGCTTATACCGCTGTGCGCATCTGTCGCACTCAGCAATCGCATATTTACCTGAAGCAAATCTATTTGGCATGGCATCTTAGTAATAAAACATGTTACGTGGAACAAACCGAATAGCCGCTTTTTCACGGTCTTCATCGGCAGCTAATTGCCACTGTTGCTCATAATCCGCTTTTAACATCTGAATCCGACCGCCATCTACTCCAGGCATCTTAGTGCTTAACTGATAAGCTAAACCAGCAGCCATACAGGGGATAAAACGGAACGGAATATCAGACGTGCGAACACCGTTTCCAGCGTCTTGAATGCGGCGCATTCTGTAATACACAAACGTATATTGGGTTCCTGGTGGGTTTGGTGTAGGCCAGACGTTAATACATGGCAGGTTGTTGGTAAACACATCCGCCCCGTTTAAATGAGTGGTAGCCGTAGTACCGTTTTGACCCCGCCAAGCGTTAATAATCTGATTACCTACGATATTTTGGTAGCCAATGGTCTCAGAGCCGATATTAATAAAGCCTTGAGTTGGCAAGTTAGACGCATTTGTTAGGGTAATCGTAGTCTGATCTGCAGCGGTTATAGCTGCAGCTAAAGTGGTTTGGGCAGCGTTTGCCACATTGCCGGACTGTCGATTAATCCAGACCTGAATAGGGCGCCCAGTGGCATTTTTATTAGGAATAGTTATATAAGTCGACTCGCTTATACGACTAATGTTGATATCAATCTGATTGTTGCCCGCACCGTTATTTGTGCGAACAACCGTATCTAAAAGATCAATAGTATCTACAGGCAGGGGGTAAATCGCCTGCCCTGTGTTCATTAGGATCTGTCCTTGCTCGACCGTCCAGAGATTAATACCCCGGTTAGCCCATTCAATAGTGAGCAAATTTAAACTGCGGCGAGCAGTTCGGAAATCGTAACCCGATCGTACCTCTAACCCACATCGTTCGAACGCCTCTTCAATGAGGTCATTCATGTCTAGGTTGAATGAGGTTGTTCCTGTAGTGGACATTATTTAACCTTTCGGTACGGCTTTACTTTTTGCTTTATTTTTGGAGGCTGAGGCACAAACTGCTTTCCCTGGGCTTTTCCGGCTCGCTTTGCTCGTGTCGTTGCTGCGTACTCGCTTGGGCTTAGCGCTTGTATTGCCTTTTTTGGCAGGTACCGTTCGCCGGTTTCGGACGACGGTTTTCCGCTCTTGGTCGTCCACTTTTGGGCTGTCCAAGCTTTGAGGCTGCGCTGAGGTTTTGCTAACGCCACTTAATTTCTCCCAAATCCAATCCCAAAGGAACGGCATTACTTCTTTAGCTTCGACAGAGTCTGAGCTAACCTCGCACGTTGCCCCATCTTGCCAGGAGCCTTAGCAGCCGCAGCAAGCTTCTTAGCGGGGATCTTTTCGCCAGCTTTAACGCCCATTGCCTTACGTAAGGCACCGGGCTTCTTGATTGCTTTTTGAATGAAGTTAACGCTACCACCTTTTTTCATAGCAACGCCACGACCTTTTAGGATGTCAGCTTTAGTTACTTCGCCGTCATTGTTTAAGTCTGGAAACGATTTAGCCACGATAACCTCCACCTTTTTCTTTATAACGTTTTGCTAAGAGCTGCGCTTTTCTAGCCGACCATTGACCTGCCGCAGTGCCTTGCACAGCCGAGTTTTTAATACTCTCAAATAAAGCCTTGCGCATACCCGGTTTCGTGTAATTACCAGCCTGGTTAACCTTAGATACCTTCCCACCTTCTTTGTACTGAGTGAAGTCAGTATCATCCCTGCGAGCTTTTTTCTTAGCCCCAGGCATTTTTGAAGGAGAGATGGCACCCATCCCACGGCTGGCTCTCATTAGCAGTATCCGCCTGATTTCATAGAGATCATCTTGCCTTTGGTGTGGCCTTTAGTTACGCAGCCATCAGCACGGGTTACACCACCCTTAGCCATCTTGTGCATACGCTTCTCATGGCTTTTAACGGCTTCACCAGCTACTTTTTTCATCATTGGCATATCTTTTTTGATGTCTTCGTGTTTCATCATTCCACCTTTTTTAAACTTTTTGCCTTTATCGGCAGTTAAAAATTCCTCACCAACTGAGCGAGGCACTCCTACTTTCTTGGCAAAACCAGGGTTTTTAGCCACGGCAGCCATAAAATTGTGTTGCTTTTTGCTTACGCTAGGCACTTAAACCCCGCTCAATTAACCGATCAATCTTTTCTTCAAGCTTGTTAAAGCGTTGGTCAATATGATCCGTAATTTTTGCAACTTCTTCACGAGTAATGTGCTCACGAGCTACCTCCACTCTGGTTGTATTGAGCTTTTCTTCGATGTCCTTTAGCTTGTTGAATTTTTCATTCATAACATAACCTAAAACCATTAAAAATAAAGATAAAAGACCCGACCACAACGCCAGCCCAATGGTAATAATTGTGTCCATCAGACCATCCTACCCTTGGTTTTGCCACGAACTTCGCATCCGCCACCACGAACAGCCCCACCTTCTTTGCAGTTCCAAGCCCGTAGGGACTTATTAATCCGTGAGTTTGGATCATTGGCAGTTTTGGCAGAAGTTAGCTTCTTTTTCATACCCTTCATGCGGGCACAGAACGAATCCCGGCGTGGGCCGCCCTCTGGTTGTGGGCGTTTAAGCCCAGGTTTACCAGGATTAGCGGCGTTATAAGAAGCACGCCCCTTAGCGTTCAAGCCGCCTTCGGGGTTTTTGCCTTCCTTACGAGTCCACGCAGGAGTCTTAGCCATAGAACACCGTGATAGGCATATCTGCTGGGGTTGTTGCGTAGATACCGTTATCACAACGAATACCTTCGCCTGGAACCAAAATATTAGTCACAGTAGCATCGCCAGATGGGGCAACAAAACTAAAACGAGCAGTTCCACCTGAACCGTCACGAATAGTTAAAGTACCCCCAGCGGCTGGTATTGCAACTACCATGCCTTTAATACGTGCTGGTCCAGCAAATACAGCAGCATTAGTCTGCCCAGCAGCTATAGCCGTTGCTTTAACGTCATATTGCATGCCCATACGAGCCTCCTATTAGACGTTTTCTGCGCCAGTGTCAGCTACGAAATAACGAATAATTCCAGAGCAGTTGCCAGAAGCAGAGCTATTAGCAGCGGTAGTTACAACAACCAAATTGGTTGCATTAGCTACGTTACCCAAAGAAGCACCGCCATCAGTACCACCAACTTGCACGTTTACACGAGTAGCAACTGATTCATTAATCAAGAAACCTGTTGGCACATTCGTTCCAAGAGTAGTAGTTTGTCCAGGACCTACACCAATTAGTGGGGTAAACCCTAAGTCAATATTGCCAGTACCAGTCTCGGTAATAGAAATATCGGTAACAACAGCGCCAGCTGGGAGGATTAGAGCCTCAGTGCCAGTGGAATTAGTTACGTTTGCAGTTGCTGCGCAGTTAGAAATAAAGAACTGAGCTGCCATCACCATGGAGCCAGCGGTTGCAGTACGGGTTTGATCTCCACCAGTGGAGCGCCATACGGCTGAGGTAGTTGCTTGTGTCATATAAATTGTCCTTCGTACAAAGATCCGCCTGTCAATTGTGTACGCATCTGCTGGGGCAGTTTGACAAGCTCATCACCCAGATAAATGAATATTACTACTTTTTTAGCTTTGTGCAAGTGCTTTTAATAAATAAAAACCCCGCCGAAGCGGGGCTAAACACCGGTAGTGTGTTTATTAAGCGCCAGGTGAACCAAACATTCCGAGCGGATCCGAGAATCCGAAGGAATAACGCTCACGTGACTTGTAACGTACGTTACCAGTATCAAAGTCTCCGTCCATTGAGTTCTGTAAAGGAACACGAACGAAATGCTTCATACCGTTAGGTACATCAGTGGTCAAGAACCAAGCATTGGTGTCGGTCAAATAGTGGTTAATGGTGTAACCCTCTGGGATCGAACCGTTGTTCTTGATTGCATTGATGTCGTTGTCGTTAGTACCAACACGGAGTTCGGTTTCTAGCAAACGAGTTGCAACGAACTGCAATGCAGGTGGAACGATCAACTTACGTGGCTTAGCAGCGATCAAAAGACCACGCTCGTCAGTCCACAAGCTTATTTGAATAACGGCGGCTTCTAAAGAAGTCTCGTTAAGGTCAGCAGGGGTAGCGGGCTCGTTAGAGTTGGTTCCGCCAGATACGAGTGGGTGATCCGTTGCAAACAGAGCCTTACCGTCGCCTCCTGGGAAGCCAGCGTCAAAGCCGTTGTTTAACACAGATGCTGCACGAACTTGCTTGGTATACGCCATGGAACGAGCCAAAGCCTTGGTATAACGAGCAGACAAGGAGTCATACAAGTTATCTTCAATTGCTTCTTCGGTCAGAGAGAAACCCTGAGCGATCGTTACGTGAGTATAGCGAGCTGTCCAAGCCTCTTGACCATTGTCATAAGCAATCGGTGCACCCTCGTTCTTCACGGGAGCAGCACTAAAGCCAGACAGTTTGGTCTCTTCTTCGAAGGAACGCTCAGAGGTCTCTGTTTCGTAGATCTCTTTGTGTTCTTCACCATAGCGAGCGTACTCCAAGCCAAACAAAGCGTTTAAGCCTGGGAGGAGCTCTTTAAGTAGTTGGGCACGAGAAATAGCCATGTTCTAAGCTCCTTAAGCTGTGTAATCCAAACCAGTAGTTACGTTGTACTGGTGGTTATTGAACTTCACTACAACTTCAGTGAAGGCTGTTGCGTTTGACGCAGTATCAGGCACAACTGCGATAACACGTAATGGAAGAGTCGATGCATTGCCTTGTGCGTTGGTCGCAAAGACAGAAACAGCGGAATCACCAGTGGTGTTAGAGCCAGTACCTTGTACAACTGCCATGTTGGTACCAACGATGCTCTGGTTAACAGTGCTCATAGCGCCGTTAGACAGAGTAACTGCTACCTTAAACGCAGCCATAGGATCGTCAACTACATAAGCTACAGCGCTAGTAGCAGCGGCGTTGCCTGGGTAGTATTGACCTTGAACTGTTTGACCTTGGCTATTAACGTACTGAACACCAACAAATACACCAACGGTGTTATTTGCAGCTGCACCAGTAGCGTTAGTCGTTACGGTTGATTTTTCGATTGTGCCACCAGCGGCTACACGGACAATGTCACCATTGTAGATTGCAGTGTTATATGTGGATGCAATAGGAATCTGACGAATTGCAC